GCGAGAGCCGGTGCCAGACGCAGTGCACTACACACCTTCCTCCCTACCAGGGAGGAACCTACCAAAGGAGCTGTACAGCCTTTGACAGGACCAACGAAACGGTCGAGGTCTACACTTTCCCATTTGGGAACGTATAAGACCTCCCAGCAGCAACGGTTCCTACCGTTTGGTGCTTTCGGGCAACCTACGGTTGCCACCGGTTCGCTAGAATCAGTCAAAGGGACACAGACTACTGTGTCGGAGGGTCACCCATTTAAGTCACGGAAACGTGGCGAACTGGGTGATCTGGGGGGTGACTTCTTTACACAAAGACAGTACGTAAGTACTGATCTGCCTCGAAAGAAGCAGACTTTGTTTCTGAAGTTCACCTCGGGTGACATCGAAATGGCCAATAGTTATATTGGTCCGGTGTACCCGATTTCCCCAGCAGATGCACGTCTGCAACCTATCTGGCCTCCAGCTCAGAGCACTAGTAATAGTGTTCTGAATACGCTGGGTGCCAGTGCAGTTGCAAAGTGCAAGCCCACTAACTCAGTGGCTGACGCGTCCGTATTCCTCGGCGAGATGTTTCGGGAGGGGTTACCCCACCTGATAGGTCACGCCGTGTGGAAAGATAAGACTAACGCAGCTAAGAAGCTGTCGAAGGAATATCTAACCGCAGAATTCGGATGGAAACCCATTATCAGCGATATGCAGAAGTTCGCATACGTTGTTCGTCACTCAGATACTGTGCTCGCACAGTACGAGAGGGACGCGGGTCGCCAGGTCCGGCGTCAGTTCCACTTCCCTGTACAGAGAGGAAACAGTGTAGTTAATACTGGTCTACCCCAAGGTTTCCCTTACGGGCCAACCAAGGGCGGACAAGTACTACCTGATTCCTTTAAGGGCGATGTGTTTCGTACCCGTGAGTGGGTACAACGTAGGTGGTTTTCCGGGGCGTTCACGTACTATCCCGACCGGGTATAGTGCCCGTTCGGCGATGGCTCGTCACGCTCTGGAGGCCGACAAGTTGCTCGGCCTAGCACCTACGCCAGACGTTGTCTGGAACCTCGCTCCTTGGAGCTGGGCTATCGATTGGTTTAGTAATACCGGGGACGTATTATCTACGGTCTCGGATTACATTGTCGATGGTCTGGTTATGCGGTATGGGTACATAATGGAACATACCATTGTGAAAGATACCTATACCCATGTGAGCGTTGGGGGATCTACTCCCACCGGCTTACATGTCGCACCCCTAACCTTCGTCACTGAGACGAAAATAAGGAGACGAGCAAACCCCTTTGGTTTTGGCCTCACATTTGACGGATTAACTCTCCGTCAAAAGGCCATAGCTGCGGCTTTGGGCATTGTCCGATGGCCGTTGCAGTAGTTAGTACTGCGTAAACCACCAAACGTGCTTGCTGCATAGCAGGCACAAAGGAGATCGCCTGTGGCGTTTTCAGACCCTCAGTCCGTTACGATTTCGGGTACCGCCATTTCGTTGCCCCGGGTTAACACCGGGAACAACGGAGCGGAGTACCTGTCCTCCGACGGACTTGTGAAGCTCTCGGCTTCCTCAACCTACGGGAAGAGGACTCGCCGGGTGCTTCGGCTCGACCATTCGAAGATTACCGCGGACCCGTACATCCCGACGCAGAACGCGAAGGTTTCGATGAGTAACTACATCGTCTTCGACGTTCCCGTCGTGGGGTACACAAATGCCGAGGCGCTGGCGGTTTACGCCGGCTTCAAGGCACAGTTCACGGCAACTTCGGACGCCCTCATCACCAAGCTACTTGGTGGCGAGAGCTGAGGCGCGACTACTGGATCAAGATCATGGCCATCCTTTGGATGGTTCTGGTCTGGTCTTTCGTCGTTGCGCTTCTGATCGAGGATGCTAGGGCTAATGGCAACTTGTATAGCTGCCACTATGTCGGAAACTTGCATTACTGCAAGTTCCTGGGACACCTGGCTGTGTTGCTAGGATATCCCATTTAGCATCGTTTGATAGCCCATAGGCTAGGAATAGACACCTCTATCAGGAGGGCTATTGAAAAGCCTATTGTATCTCTGGAAGGAGATAGCGGACGAGTCCGCTATCAGATGTAGCACAAGCGCCACCCAGGACTTTAAAACAGTCCTGTTGCGTACCGAACACGAGGGGTTGTCGTTTCTAACGATAACCCTTCCTGCTTTCGGGAAAGACTTCGAAAGAAGTCTTGAACTAGAGCAGGTCGATCGCAGTCTTTTCACTGGGTTTCAGTGGAAAGGAGGTCTCCCCCGTTTTCTCGGAGGTTTCCTCGATCTTGTGTTCGATCGCGATGGTGGACAGTTGCTCGACGAACCTAGTGTCGACGCAATCCTTGCCATTCGTCAGATGACTCTGATGTTTGGTAAGTTGTTTATCTTGCCTAGTGATAGGCGAGTAAAACATGCGATGCGACAGTTCGTTGAGTGTGACGAAGAGGTCCGAAATGCCGACCAAAGGAGGACGTCCATTGATTTGGAACGTTTCCGCCAAATGTCGGCATTGCTTTTCAGGGATGTATTCACACGTGTGGATCGTGAGATCCATTACGGTGAAGCAATCCCAAAGCACGGTCCAGGAGCGACTGCTGATAGACTTGTGGGAAACCACAAGTTTAAGCAGAAGCAATGGACTGTTCGCCTGGAGAAGATCTTTAGTTCTTCAGATTTTCTCATTCCAAGTTATCGTTACTTCGATTACTTGGAGCAGGTTGACCTCTTGGAACCTGGTTCAGAAATACCCGTTAGGGTTATTTCCGTTCCTAAAACGCAGAAAACGCCTCGGATCATTGCAATCGAGCCCACTGCTGTGCAATATGCTCAGCAGGGAATTGATGAATTGATCCGTAGAGCGATTGCTGGAGTTGACACCCAGCTTTCGCCCGGTGCAAGAGCCTTTGGCTCTTGCATCCGGAAGATGGTCGGACTCAAGTGGCAAGAACCTAACCAGGAACTTGCACTCGAGGGCTCCCTAACCGGGGAGTTGGCTACACTAGATCTTAGTGAAGCCTCAGACCGCGTTTCCTATCAGCTCGTACAGGTCATGTTGCGTGATTGGCCCCATTTGCGTGAGGCCGTCGATGCAGCAAGATCTATGCGGGCGGATGTTCAAGGCGAGGGAGTAATAACTCTCGCCAAGTTCGCGTCTATGGGTTCAGCTCTCTGCTTTCCTGTGGAAGCCATGGTCTTCCTGACTATGATATTCCTAGGGATTGAAGAGCAGCTCAACTGTCCCCTTTCCCGTCGAGACGTAAAACTTCTCGCCGGGAAGGTGCGTGTCTACGGAGACGATATTATCGTTCCCGTAGAATTTGTGCAATCCGTGATCCGTTCACTCGAGCACTTCGGTGCGAAAGTGAATGAGCGCAAGTCTTTCTGGAACGGTAAGTTCCGTGAGTCTTGTGGTAAGGAATATTACGACGGACACGATGTTTCAATTGTTCGTGTACGCCAAATGTTCCCTACATCACGGAGGGACGCAACCGGAGTCATGTCCGTTGTCTCTCTCAGAAACCAGCTCTACTGGGCTGGCTATTGGAGGACAGTGGCATGGTTGGACGATCGGATACGGAAAGTAATCAAATACTTCCCGACGGTCCTTCCGTCCTCGCCGGTGCTAGGCCGCCATTCGGTCCTCGGGTACCTACCCGATATCCCCGTTGGTGATAGGCTCCATAATCCCCTTGTCAAGGGATATGTTGCTAAGGGTACCGCACCACTTAATTCAGTGGATGAGGAACCCGCCTTGCTTAAGTTCTTCCTCAAGCGTGGCGAAGAGCCTTCGTTTGATAAGAAGCACTTGGAGCGTTCTGGACGCCCCAGTGTCCG